GACAATGTTAAAACTGTTGATTCCTTCTTGATGAATTATGGAAGAGGACGCTGTCAATACAAAAGGCTATTTGTGGATGAAGGTCTTATGTTGCACCCTGGTTGTGTCAATTTTCTGGTGGCGATGTCTCTGTGTGACGAAGCATTTATTTACGGAGACACCCAACAGATACCTTACATTAACAGAGTTGCAAATTTCCCATACCCTAAGCATTTGAGTCAACTAGAGGTGGATGATGTGGAGACCCGGAGAACTACACTTCGGTGCCCTGCAGATATAACACACTTTTTGAATCAGCGTTATGAGGGTCAAGTTATGTGCACTTCAACTGTTGTCAGATCCGTGGCACAAGAGGTGGTACAAGGTGCAGCTGTCATGAACCCGGTGTCCAAACCGTTGAAAGGAAAGGTGATAACCTTCACACAAGCTGATAAATCCATGTTACTTTCTAGGGGTTATACCGATGTGAATACTGTGCATGAGGTTCAAGGAGAGACATATGAGGATGTGTCGTTGGTAAGATTAACTCCGACACCTGTCGGGATCATCTCAAAGGAGAGCCCTCATTTGTTAGTTGCACTTTCAAGACACACGAGGTCAGTTAAATACTATACTGTGGTGGTAGATGCTGTAGTATCTGTTCTTAGAGATTTAGAATGTGTAAGTAGTTACCTTCTAGATATGTATAAGGTAGATGTATCTGTCCAATAGCAATTACAGGTTGAAGCAGTGTATAAAGGTGAAAACTTATTCGTTGCAGCTCCAAAAACCGGAGATATTTCTGACATGCAGTTTTATTACGACAAATGTTTGCCTGGGAACAGTACAGTCCTCAATGAGTACGATGCTGTAACCATGCAAATTCGTGATAATAAACTAAATGTTAAGGATTGTGTTCTAGATATGTCAAAGTCAGTACCGTTACCGAGAGAAACTGGAAAGTCTCTAAAACCGGTAATCCGTACAGCTGCTGAAATGCCTAGAAAACCGGGATTATTGGAAAATTTGGTCGCTATGGTCAAGAGAAATTTCAATTCTCCAGAGCTCAGCGGAATAGTAGACATTGAAGACACTGCTTCTTATGTAGTAGATAAGTTTTTTGATGCATATTTACTTAAAGAAAAGAAAAAACCAAAAGATTTACCTTTGCTTTCTAGGGCTAGTTTGGAAAGATGGATAGGAAAACAGGAAAAGTCAACAATTGGTCAACTAGCCGATTTTGACTTTATTGATCTTCCTGCTGTGGACCAGTACAGACACATGATTAAGCAGCAACCAAAACAACGTTTGGATCTTACAATTCAAACGGAGTATCCGGCACTGCAAACAATTGTGTATCACAGTAAGAAGATCAATGCTCTCTTTGGCCCTGTATTCTCTGAGCTAACAAGACAACTGCTTGACATGATCGATAGTTCGAGATTTATGTTCTATACAAGAAAGACTCCTAGCCAAATCGAAGAATTTTTCTCAGATTTGGATTCGGAGGTTCCTATGGATATACTAGAGCTTGACATCTCTAAGTATGATAAATCTCAGGGCGAATTTCACTGTGCAGTTGAATATGAAATTTGGAGAAGGTTAGGCCTCGACGATTTTCTCGCTGAGGTATGGAAACATGGTCACCGGAAGACTACTTTAAAGGACTATACTGCCGGAATCAAAGCTTGCCTGTGGTATCAAAGGAAAAGTGGTGACGTAACAACATTCATTGGTAATACTGTGATTATAGCGGCATGCTTATCTTCAATGCTACCAATGGATTCATTGATTAAAGGAGCTTTCTGTGGAGATGACAGTATCTTGTACTTCCCAAAGGGGTCTCAATTTCCTGATGTGCAACAATGTGCAAACTTAATGTGGAATTTTGAGGCTAAGCTTTTCAGAAAGAAGTACGGGTACTTTTGTGGAAGGTACATCATCCATCATGATAGAGGCTGTATTGTGTACTATGATCC